AATATGAACCTGTTCCACCACCAACGATATCTTTGGGGAACATTCCAATCTCTTTGTAAGTATGATTGACAACAACCATCGGAATATCTTTCAATGACAAGTGTGGTGTCACCATTCTGAACAATGACTTAACTTGTTTAGCACGAGACATATCTGCTACAGATTTGCCATCTAATGCATCTTCAACTTCTTTCTTAGAAGCCAAATTACCAATTGAGTCAATAACAATGATGAGGTGTTCACCACGTTCCAACTCGGTCAATTGTTTCATCACATCAAACTTCAACTGTTCAATGTCAGTAAGAGGAGTATGGAGGACACGATTAGTATCAATGCCGAAGGAATCGAAATAAGATTGAGGAGTGCCAAACTCAGAATCATAAAATAAAAGTGCAGAATCTTCATATTTGTCCAGATAAGATTTGGCCATCAATAAAGAAAATGCAGTCTTAAAATGCTTGGATGGACCTGCCCACATCGTAAGACCTGGTGTTAAACCGCCATTAAGAGAACCAGATAACGCAACATTAACGATTGGTACTGGTGTTGAAATCATATCTTTGTTTGTAAAGAATTTTGATTTGGATAGAATTGCAGAGTCTTTGATACTGCTGTTCTTTTTGATTTTGTCAAGAATGCTCATGTTGTTCACCTTTAATTAAAAAAATCTTCAAGAGAATTTTGTTTCTCAGTTGTCCATTTCATACAGTCAAGAATAACTTTGATTGGTTCAAGAAACGCTTTCTCGAATTGTGTATTATAGTCGATAAAATCATCCAAGGCAAACTCTTTTGGCAATCTAGATGGATAAGATACCACAGAATCCTTGAATGGATTTGGCATTTTCAAATATGTAAATTTAAGTTTTTCACCCTCTTGTATGAGTGGATACTTATTTGCTAAACCTTTTTCTTTTAGGTAGTGATTGTATAGAATGGCACCTTTAACGTGAATTGGTGTTCCTTTTTTATACAGAGTCACTTTGTCGGCATAATTATTTAGCCCGTTACAACCACGAGGAAAGGAAATATCTTCTGGTGGTAATGAATTAAATTCTCGCCTAAAGTCAGCAATGAATTTATGAATTTCTTCTTCTGTGCCAGACACCATTAACTTAACAGCCAATTTCATCTTCTCACGAATAGCAGATGGTGTGGATGATTTAATCATCTCAAGACCCATAACTTTCATGTGAGGTTCGGCATACTGAACACCTTCATTGTTATACACATTTAGAATATAACGTTTCTTGGCAGTCCAGATACCTTTGTCAGAAAGACCTTCACGTTTCATTTGCATTTTTTGCTGAGGCGCTTTAACGTAGTCAGCCAACTCTTTATAACTCTTATCAATAAAAGGTTGAATTTTAGTCTCACAGACCTTATCCATGAAGGTGATAACTTTATTTGTATCACCAAGTTTGTCACCCATAAATTTCGAAACAAGTTCTCCAAGACGTAGATAGATAGAGTCAGTATCGCTCGCAATAACATAGTCCGCATCTTTTGTATCCAACAACTTATTCATGTAATCATTAATCTTGCCTTCTATCCACCGAATAGATAGTTGGCCAGCAGTAGTAACGCCAAGAGCCATACGCAAATCATAAAATCTGAAATACTGAGAACCAAGAGCACCGTAAGCAGAGTTAAGAGAAACCTTCTTTGCCAATTGGATGTTATTGTATTTCGCAATGAGTTTTTCGAGTTCGTATCTCTTGTTAGGATCTTTTTCATTTTCATACTCTTGTTGTGATTTCAACATCAACTTCTTGAACTTCTTACGGTCTTCATACATATCTTCCATCATCTGAGGCAAGAAACCTTTGATATCTGTTCGGAAGAATTGTCCGTTTGGAGTTATTGTTGCAGTTACCAATCCATCAGTATTGATTTCTTTCTTCAACATCTTATCAACAGTAACACCTTGTGAAAGAATGTTACGCATTTCTTCACTATAATCTTCAGGCTCAATCAAAGTCTCAGGAGAAATATTGTATTGCATCATCAAGTGAGGATACAAACTATTCAAGTCAAACGATGCAACCCAATTATGTAGACCAACTTGTGGATCTTTAACATAAGCACCTTCAAAGGCAGAATCTTTTTCTTTGATGATCCGTGGTGGAACAATGATGTTCTTTTCCAATAGATAAGAATAAGTCAATGCGTCCCACATTCTAGTCTGTGCAAACACATCTTCAAAGTTAGATTTGGTATCAAATGCCAAAGTTACTGCCAATTCAAGCAGTTTCAATTTATCTTCCAGTTTAAGAATCAAATTAACGTCTTTGATATTATACTCAATGAACTTTTGGTGATTCAAACGATACAATGCATGTAGATTATCAAACTCATCATAAGATAACTTGCCTTCACCCAATTCAACTTGAGCAATATTATCCAATCGATAGGATTCTTGTGACTTACCACCTGGCGCATACCATTTGTATAACTCGATATAGTCAAGTGATGAAACACCAGTCAATGTATAATCAATTTGTTGTTTGCCGTTAATTGTTGTTTTGCGTTCTGTAATGTATTTCCATGGAGACAATTTCTTCGCCTCTTCTTCACCAAGAATCTTACGAAAACGATTGACAAGATATGGAATATCAAAGAACTTGGTGTTCCAGCCAGTTATAATGTCTGGACAATTCTTGAACCAATACGTAACGAATTCTTTGCAAAGTGTCCATTCATCTTTACACTTGTGATAGACTTCATTTTCATTTTGTGTATTGTAATCACCACAAGCCCAAACAATATTCTTTTGACCTAGAATTGTTAGACAGATGGCAGTGATTGGTTCGTTTGCTAGATATGGGTCAGGAAAACCATTCTCAGAACCGACCTCAATATCGATTACACCAATTTGAATTTTATCCATATCATAGTCAACCATACCTTTATAGTTGTCTGCAATATAGGCATATTCATAACGAGTTTGACCATAGATGACTGGTGCACCAGGAAGTCCCTCAAATTGTTTGACGAACTCTTTTGCTTCTTTGATTGTGCCGAAAATCTTCTGGTCGAGAAGGTCGCCGTTTAAAGAATGAAATACACTTTTAGAAAGTTTGCGAGCCGGCAAATACAATGAAGGAGAATATTCTACTCTTTCTTTGATGCATTTACCGTTTTCTATTCCACGGTATAGAATGTAACCGCCAATGTTTTGTACGTTTGTATAAAATGTACTCAATTTAACCCTTAATCAATGATTTCGAAGGAAGCACAATACCAGAACCAAAAATCTGATTGTAGTTGTTGATAAAGTCTTGTGCAGGTTCATAGGAGTATATCACATGTTCCTTACGAATTGCAATAGTTTTGCCTTTCTTTTGTTCAGAATGTATTGGAAATGGGGCAAATCCAACATTGTGTTGTCCAGTTGGAGTGGGAACAATTGCAATACCAACAGGATTGGTAATTACGAATTGTTCATCAGTTTCACTCTCAATTTCACCCAAAATATCTTCGCCAGAAATAATTCGCATTGCAAGTATGTTCATTTGGTATCCTTTAATTATAAATATAGAAGAACATTATATATGAATTCATTTGGACAGTCAAGCTGTTCGTGCCATCTTTACCATAATACTCTAATTATAACAAAGTGGTTGAATGGATCCAATAACATTGTTTGCAATGGCAAATGCGGCTGTTTCTGCCGTAAAGAAAGGTTGCCAATTATACAAAGATATCAAAGGTGCTGCAGGAGATGTGAAATCTGTCCTGAAGGATCTTGACGAGCAATTTGCAAACAATCAAAAAGATAAACCTGCCACAACTGCTCAACGCAATGCATACATTGAAGAAAAGAATCGTGTCATTGAGTTAAACAAAAAACAAGGTGAAACTGCTGGTATTTACCAAGAACTGGCAAATTATCTCGGTGACTTCTTTGACAACATGAACAAGTGTATGGCAGTAATTGAAGAAGAAGAACGTAAGAACCGTGAAGAAATTTATGAAGGTGAAGAAAGTTTAGGTCGCCGTGCATTGCAATTGGTCATAATGAAAAAACAATTGGAACAAATGGCAGTTGAGTTGCGTGAAATGATGATTTACAATTCTCCTCCAGAACTTGGTGCATTGTGGACTGATGTTAGTGAAATGATGAAAGAGATGGGTGGCCAACAAAAGATACTTCTTACTAAGAAAATGCGTGAAGAAGCTAGAGCTGCTGAACGTAGACGCCAAAAAATGAGAATGTATATGACCGAGTTAAGTTATGGTGGTTTTATTTTCATTATTGGAATAACAATGACTTTATTGATGGCATTTATTTCACATGATAGAAAAACAAGATGGCCAGAATTAGAACCAGAAATTATTAAACAACATCAAGCAGAACGTAAACGAATCCGTTTGTTAGAATTGGAACAAATGGATGAAGAAATAAAGAGGCAAGATGAAGAATTCAAACGAGAATCAGAATGAAGAAGTCGAAACAATGTCCTTTTCCGAATTCTTGCTTGAATTGCCAGTAAAAATTATACTGTTGTTTTTTGCTGGACTATGGGCAATAGCCATGGGCATATTGCTCATTTACATAAAATATGTTAGGTAATTAAGCGTAGGTATTTTGAGTGTTAGGTTGTACTTCATGTAGCAATTGGCCATTCTCATCATATACTTTTGCTGTATCAGCATCAGCACCATTTGCGAAAGCCTTTGCTTCTTCTAAACTATTGAAGAAATGATTGTATGATTCTAACATACCATTGATCCATTTGTGTCTTTTTACCATATGTGGCATGGGAAACTCCTTAAAGGAAATATTTAGTCCAGATTTTTTTCGTATTATTTGTGTACTTAGTCAACAAGCGCTGATTGACCCATACGTTAATTCTTGGATGATAGTAAGCACATTCTAATTTAGCTGCAATGTCCTTACTGTCGGTTGGATCAGCATTGTAAAGATTGGAAGACCAAGGTATTTCTTTACTACCAACCAATGGAACACCTTGGCTAATCAAATCTGCACCTACAATATTAAATGTTTCAGAGAATGAAACTTGTAAACCAATATCCATACTTCCGCACAGTTGTAAGAACTGCTCTCTTGGTGTCCATTGGTGATTGATTAATTTATGGCCAGAATCGGAAAGATGTTCAAACATTCCTCTAAGATTATTAATCAC